CGGGGGTGAGATTGTCGATGCTTTCGTGGTATCGGTGGTGGTTGTAGTCGTCGACGAAGGCGGCAATCTGAGCTTCGAGATCGGCGGGCAGGAAGGGTCGACTGATTTCTCCCGATTCGGCGTGCTGTCGTAGAGTTCCGCGATCGCGTCGTAATCGACGCGCGACGATCGCTGCATCTCAGGACCTTCGTAGGACAGACTTAAATGCTAGAACCGGGTTAGAGAGGCGTCCAGCGCTCACGCCTGAGCCGAAGGCGGACGGCGCCTAGGGGGCATGAACACCAATTTTCGCCGCCAAGGCTGAGCGGCCGTTGTGGGTTCGAAAGCGGTCCTTTGCTGCCGATGATTGGAGCCTTGTAGGCTTTTGGATCAGGCTCTAGCCAGATCGATCTGTTGTCGCGCGCGAAACACAGTGCGCTCTCCGGCCTTGATATCCGCCGATACCGCCCACAGCCGCAACGCCCATTGATAGGATCGATGCGGAGTGCCGACCAGAAGGTCAGCTCGCCGATCCGATGCTGTTTGGCATGGCAGGCGGCGCACAGAGGAACGGCGTAGCGATCGCCCGGTTTGACCGCGACACCGCCATCGGTTCCGGTCCGCACATGCGCGGCCTCAGACGGCGCGGCTTTGCCGCAGGCGACGCAGGGGAGCTGACGGACAAAGGTCAGGTGCTGCACCCGCCGACGCAAGTCAGGCTTGGACTTGCGAGGCGTTAGGGAGCGGCGGATACGGGGTGCGGGCATAGCCAAGCCGCGCCTACGAGAGCCAGAGAAATCGGCTTTCTGTATGCTGCTGAACCCACGTTCGGACATTCGAAGGCGTGTCAATTCGCGGCGTCACGGTACAGTCTCCAGACTGGCTTGCAGCGCCGCCTTCAACGCCAATCCCCCTTGCGGGACCGGCGCCTCGGTCGTGGCGCGGATCTTTTCCATGACCCGCTCGATAAAGTAGTTGAAGATCTGCAGCTCCCGGTCGAGGGCCTTGATGAACTTCTCATCGGGCTCAACCCGCATGACCAGCTTTGGCAGCACGTCATGCCAGCTGACGATGTCGACCCAGCGGCGCTGCGAGACGTAGAGCTGGCCTTGCAACTGGGGCCGAAAGCGCTCATGGACGGCTCCGGAAATCCAGTATTCGACCTGCGTGTGCGGCAGCGGGGCCTTGATCTCCAACAGGCCGTCGTCGCCGACGAGCCGGTCGGGACTGCACCCGACCGTGTGATCATCGTCGGTGATGAAGCCGACTCTTTGCACGGTTACGTCTTGGTCGAATTCATACCAATCGACGGCCTCGGCCTCGACGATCAGGCCCCGCTCCATCGCCGGCGAATTGTAGAACTCGATCTTCCGCTGCAGCAGCCGCTCGGCGATCAGAACGCAGGCGTATTCGCGCCACTGCTTCGACGGCTTGCCTTGCGGTGTGATGATTTTGTGGAAATTGGAGCTTGTCGGGATGCCGAGCTTGAGGCGGTCATAGGCGTCCGAGTATTGCGCCACATCATGAAAGATGGGCATGACCGGCCTCGGCCTTGGCGATCTGCTCCTCGAGCGTGCTGACGGCCTTGCGATAGTCGCGGGCGGCGATCGTCGCTACCGCCGCCTGCAGCGAGCCAGCTTCGTCAACGCTCTGGGCCCTCATGTATTTGAGGAACTTCGGCCCGACCTTGGCCTTCTTGATCAGCTCGAGAATGGTCTTGGCCTGGGCCTCATCGATCGTTCCTCCGGTTCCGTCGTCATCATCGCCGACAACGACGATGTTGAAGATATTGCAGGCGACATAGCGGCGCAGGAAGGAGTTGGTGCTGCCGACTGCCTGCACATTCGATTTGCCACCGGTGGTGTCGAGCGGCGCCGGCATAAAGGAGTCTTCATAATGGCCGCTGAGCAGGTGCTTCAGGCGGCCGCGGACCAGAATACCGCCGCCGTCGCACGGTTCATCGGAATAAGAGAGATCCATCTGCTCTTCCGCCAACAGCGGGCGCAGATGTTTGTCGATCTCTTCGAGCGGGGCGTATTTGAAGGCTTCAACGGCGCCTCTTTGCTTTCCGTTGTCGATGTCGGACAAAACAGGCCGGTTCTTGACGATCTTGATGCCGGCGAGCTTTTTGAGGATCCGTCCCTTCGCCCGATTGAACGCGAGTTCCGCCTCTTTTGCTTTGAGGCGCTCATACATTGTCATCATGCGGTCGAGTTTCTCGACATCGGCATGAGGATCGAGCACCACCCGTTCAATCAGCGCCAAGACCGTAGGTGAGCTGTCTGATGCGGGCCCAGGCAGTGGCTCAACCGGCCGCTCGCTCTGCTCGGTTTTTCGCGTGCGCCGGGTTTGGTTCTCCATCAGCATTCCTCCTTGTCCCATTCGCCCTCGCCATCGGTCCGCAGTCTTGAAGCTGCCGGACGAGTCAATGTCCTCTCGATCGGGCTCAACCGCTCTTTCGGCAACCCGGAAGCGACTGGCATATGCTTTGCGCGCCGGGTGGCGCATGACCCGTGATCCGATGAGCTATGTCGATCGCGGCGATATCGCCGACCCCACGTTGCGATCTTTGGCCATTGGAAGGCTGAAAGCCGAGCCGTCAGCATTGTCGCGGCATGCTGCCCACACTGGCGTGGTCCGCAGCGCGGGCTAATGCTTTGGCAAGTTCAGGCCCATTCATTTTACGTCTGCGTAGTCAGATCAAACACCGCGCGCCTCAAGGCTTCGCGAGTTACGACTCCGGCTTTTCGGCGATGAAGCCGGCGATATCGGCCGCGACGCGATCACCGTGGCCCTTCTGCAGCAACAAAACCGCGTAAACTGCTCCGCCAAAAAAGCAGTTACGTAGTAGGGGAAGAAGCACCTTGTTCAGCGGCGTGTCGATAATGTACTCGTCAAGGGTGTGCAATCACGCCTCGTGTAGCGAGGAAATAGCGGCTGTGGTTTGTCTGAAGCGAAGATCGCCGGTTCGAGGCCTGCTTACTTCGCCGTTGCCACGTGTCTCCATCGCTTCTCTCCCGGATGCGTGTGTTTTACCGAGATATTATTTACGAAAAGCGTGAACCGGTCAATCAAAAAATCATCCAGGGTGATCAGATTACTTAAATTTCTTGCTCCGCGGCCTCGATCCGCGCGATCTCGATCGCGAGGTGGTGCGGAAGCATCGAGCGGTCGGCGCGATAGAGCCAATCGAGGGTGACGCCATATTCGTCACAGATCTTTTGGGCTGCGTCGATGGTGAGCGCTCGCGCTCCGGCTTCGTATTGGCCTATTGGCTGTGCCGGCGGGCAAGCTGTCGGCCCGGTGCAAGAATTGTCCGCCGCTGGCCGCCGCACATTGCCGCATTCGCCTCGGCCATGCCGAGATCAAAGCTCACTACGAAAGTGTTTACGCAGCGTCTTTGCGTCGCAGCCGATGGGCTTGGCGATGTCCTCCTGCGGCGTGCCGCGGGCTGCATAAGATCGCACTTGTCCGCACATCGCATCGGTCGCGAGCAATGCCTTTCTTGTCGTGTGATTATCCTCAAATATTTAATAGAAAAAAGATTTATCTAACTCGCGATTTCCTAAGACAAAGTGATCTATCGTACAGAAATTTGCCGATGTTTTCCTAAAATGTACAATGCCTTATGTCAAATCTTTAGGGGCTTCCCTTCTATTAGACGCCTGCTGGCTTTGAGAGGAAGAAAGAAACCTCAGACGGGAAAATGCCTCGCGTGCGAGCGGATGTTTAAGCACTTGAAAATCAGAAATTTTCCATGAAATAAGGGCATCGGACCCGGCGGCGCCCAGCCTCTTTTTTTATAGACGGGAAATTGAGGGGTAAAGGGGCGGGTGCCAGGCCTGAGCGGGCAGATGGTTGCGCAGCTCGCGCTGGTTATCGCCGCAACCGCGCTTGAGGACTAACCAAGATCGATATGTGATTGACCGCACCTATCGCGCCGCCCATTTCGGTCGCTTGGGCAATTCTCGGCCAGCCGAGACGCAGGGCAGCGAACCGGCGGCCATCGTCCTTCTGGACGCGGAAACCCGCCGGGCTTAAGGGAGGCTCGACTAGCCGGTGGTCAGCATCCGCG